AGAGACCCTGCTAAACAAACAGAGTTCTACGGGAGAACAATATGATTACGCAAGAAGACATTGATGCTTTCAGCATTGTTAACGTGACACCGATGGAGTATTCCTATTGGGTTGAAGGTAAGATCACAACAAAAGGTGAGACCCGTCTAGTGGAAAATGCGCTAGGTCTCGTAGGGGAAGCAGGGGAGGTAGCAGAGAAGGTAAAGAAATACCTCCGTGACGACACTAAGGTTAACCAGAAAGAGATCGTCAAAGAGTTAGGTGACGTTCTGTTCTATACGACAGCCTTGGCTAACTACTTCTACAGTAATCTGCCAGAGGTAATAGAGACTAACATGGATAAGTTAAATGATCGTGCCAAGCGTGGTGTGATTAAGGGATCAGGAGATAACCGATGAAGAAGAGATGGGTAAACAATATATTTGTCAGGTTCATGCGATACTGTGTGCTGTGGTCAGAGCATAGACAGGCAGTCAAGATACTTAACCGACTGTCCGATAGAGAGCTAAAGGACATTGGCATTAGCCGAGAAGACATTGACCGTATGGTCTGGCTAGAAGAAGATAAAACAATGCGAGGACGTGGCGAATGAGCAACCAACTACCAACAGACTACCAAGCCTTTATCCACAAGTCACGGTATGCTAAATACTTTGATGGCAAGGGTCGGGAGTCCTACAGCGAAACAGTAGCACGTTACATGGATAATATCGTGCGTCCTGTGGCTGGTGACAACACATACATTGACCAGCTAGAGCAAGCTATCCTATCGCTTGACGTTATGCCATCCATGCGGTCTCTTATGACAGCGGGGCCAGCAGCCCTCCGTGACAATACTGCTATGTACAACTGTAGTTATCTGGCAGTTAAGAACATCAAGAGCTTCGATCAAGCTATGTTTATCTTGCTGTGTGGTACAGGTGTGGGGTTCTCAGTTGAGCGTCAGTACATCAACAAGCTACCAGAAGTGCCAGATCAGCTATTCAACAGTGACACAACCATTGTGGTTAAAGATAGCAAGGAAGGCTGGGCTAAGGCTCTACGTCAGCTTATTGCTTTGTTGTACAGCGGGGAGGTTCCCAAGTGGGATACGTCTAAGGTTCGTCCAGCGGGGTCACGACTTAAGACTTTCGGTGGTCGTGCCTCTGGCCCAGCGCCTCTGATCGACTTGTTTAACTTTGTGATCCACACGTTCAAGAACGCTACAGGTCGTAAGCTATCGTCTATCGAATGTCACGACATCATGTGTAAGATCGGTGAAGTGGTAGTTGTAGGTGGTGTACGGCGGTCAGCTATGATCTCCCTGAGTAACCTCTCAGATGATCGTATGCGTCACGCTAAGTCAGGTGCATGGTGGGAGAACGATCCACAACGAGCTTTGGCTAACAACTCTGTGTCGTACACTGAGAAGCCCGACAGCATCTCTTTCATGCGTGAGTGGCAAGCTCTAGTGGAAAGCGGCAGTGGTGAGCGTGGTATCTTCAACCGACAGGCAGCTAAGGTACAGGCATCTAAGAACGGTCGGCGTGACAATTCGTTTGACTTCGGTACGAATCCATGTTCTGAGATAATTTTACGCGATTCGCAATTTTGTAATTTAACAGAGTGTGTTATCCGTGCTACCGACACTGTTGAAGACCTAGAGCGCAAGGTCAAACTTGCTACCATCTTAGGTACGATCCAAAGTACCTACACCCACTTTCCGTACCTGTCGAAGGAATGGAAGGACAACACAGAAGAAGAACGTCTGTTGGGGGTTAGCCTCACAGGTATTATGGACAACCAGCTAATGACACTCAAGAACGGTGGGTTAGCCAAAACATTGGAGCATCTCAAAAATGTTGCTGTTAATACAAACGCTGAGTGGGCTGAACTTCTTGGTATCCCTGTTGCTACTGCTATCACTTGTGTCAAACCTAGTGGCACTGTCTCCCAACTTGTTGACTCTGCTAGTGGTATCCATGCTCGTCACTCACCTTACTACATTCGTACTGTGCGTGGCGACATCAAAGACCCGCTGACGAACTTCCTCAAGGATCGTGGTGTACCTAATGAACCCTGTGTGATGAAGCCAGATACAACTGTAGTGTTTAGCTTCCCACAGAAAGCACCTGATGGAGCCGTATGTACCTCTGACATGACTGCAATCGAACAGTTGGAGACATGGTTGATGTATCAGCGACACTGGTGTGAGCATAAGCCCTCCGTGACAATCAACGTCCGATCCGACGAATGGTTTGAAGTGGGTGCGTTTGTGTATAAGCACTTTGATGAGATGTCTGGTGTGTCGTTCCTACCGTATAACGAACACACATACCAACAGGCTCCCTATCAAGAGTGTGGTAAATCTGAGTATGAGGAACTTAAGTCCCTTATGCCCGACGATCTAAACTGGGATGAACTCTCAGAGTACGAGAGCGAAGACAATACAGCAGGTAGCCAGACACTAGCTTGCTCTGGAGATAGCTGTGAGATCGTAGACCTAGTGTAACCAAAGCACCTGAGCAAGTGTCTAAACTGCTTACTAGGAGACACCCATGTACACCATCATTACCCGTGAACAATGCAACTTCTGTGATGCAGCCAAGGCTTTACTCAAGAACAGTAGCTACCCTTACACAGAGTACAACGTACACTCCCAAAGCTCAAGGTGGGTTTTAACTTTGATTAAGAAGGCTGGTATGACCACAGTACCACAGATATTTACCCCTAGTGGAAATTATGTGGGCGGCTATACGGAACTAAAGGAACTACTGGAAAAGGAACACCGCTAATGGACGACTTCCCTGAGAAGCCCACTAGATCAAGACGAAAGACCAACTACAAGGGGGCCGACAAAAAGTCTACCTCTGGTCTTGTCGCTAAGACTACCAAGCAGAAGGCCCTGATAGAAGCCCTACAGGGGAATAAGCAAGTGTTTATCCTTGGCCCCTGCTGGTACTGGTAAGACGTATGTTACAGCAACGTATGCCTCTGACCTGTACATCACAAAGCAGATTGACAAGATCGTTATCACACGTCCTCATGTGGCTGTAGGTAAGGAGCTTGGGTTCTTGAAGGGAGACCTAAATGAGAAGACTATGCCTTGGGCTTTACCTGTCTTGGACGTTCTGGAGAAACACCTTGGTAAGGGGAACAGTGGAAACAGGGATCAAGAATGGCAACATTGAGATGGCACCTCTTGCACTCATGCGTGGGCGTAGCTTCGATAATGCCTTCATAATTGTCGATGAAACACAGAACATCACACTGCATGAACTTAAGATGGTTCTAACTCGTGTGGGAGAAGGTACGACAATCGTTCTCAATGGTGACGTTATGCAGAGTGATCTCAAGGAAGCTGATGGTCTATCGAAGGTGATCCACTTAGCTAAGAAGCATATGTTACCTGTGCCAGTGATTGAGTTTGGTGTTGAGGATATTGTACGATCAGGTATCACAGCAATGTGGGTTAAGACATTTATGGAGGAGGGTATCTAATGACGCTATTTGAGGGGTTGATGCTGGGTAACAGCCTAGTTCTACTTTGGGTGACTTACACTATAGGGGAAACTAAAGATCGACATAGAGACGTTATACCAAGGTCTAGCAGCAGTTATGGGAGACCTAGACTAGAATCAGAAAAGCCGTAGGCGTCCTTGAGTGGATACCTACGGCTTTTTTGTGTCTTGTATTTAGGTTTACTTACCGAAGAACTTCGATACCGACCTTATTCCTATGCTGGCACTCACGATACCTCCAAGGGAATATTGATACCACTTTGGCATACCCTCAAGTGAAGCAAACCCAGCTTGTACTATCGCATTACCCCAGTCACCACAGAAGGCTAGTATCAGGGGAATAGAGAACAGTAGGGTAATCCATTCGTCTTTCCATGAGTTCTGTGTCGCACGGATAGCTTCGATGTCCCAGTCGATCTCACCTGTCAGTTGTTTCTTCTTTATCTCAGCTTCTGTTAGCTTAAGCTGTGTCTTACTGTCGATGATACTAGCAGCTAGTCCACCGATGGAACTTATGATTTGACCTATCATTTGCTATACTTCTCCTCGTGTACAACCTTAGTGGGTGTAACTGTAGTCTTAGACTCCTTGCCCATCCATATACCAAAGCACCCCGTAAGAGCGCCCATACAGACCGATACAAGCCCACTCTGGGATACACTGGGGTCAGGTAACGACATAAACCAATGTACAGCTTGATACGTCAGTACAGTGACTGCCAGCATCATTAGCCTTGGTAGAACTTTCCAATCATCAAGTATCGTCATCGTTAACCCCTAGTTAGAGAAAGCATCATTTAATAAGATGATCTCTAGTTTCTGTACTTGCAGTGTTAATTCGTGTGTCGTTGATATGTTCCAGCCAAGTAGGGCCAGAAGAGCAGCAAACAACACACCCATCATTGCTTTGCTATCCATCACCACTTCCCTTGTTTTACACCTAAGAAGTACATAGCTAGTATTAAAGTTCCAGCACCTGCTAATAATACTGCAATACCTACAGCCCAGTTAATACAGTTGTCTATAAACTCTTGCTTCTTATAGACTAGCTCACGTTGTTCCTTACGTTGTTGTGCTTCTATTCGTACTATCTCTTCCCAAGCACTAGGGCCATACGTCCAAGAGATGTGTGCCCTAAGCTCCTCCCGCATTTCCTTTAGCTTCTGCTTTTGTGACCATATCTCCAGTGCGTTAGATTGGTTGTCACTAAACATCTTGTACATAGGAGGGTTCTTAGCTTTGTCCTCCAAGAAGTCTAGGTCACTAACAGCCTTAGACCATTGAGAGACTGCGCCAGTCATAGCACTGATCTCACGACCTACGGATACAGCTTTCTTGATCCCGTTGTAGGCTGTAGTAGCCGCTGCCATAGCTGTAAAAGGATCAATCATCTTACTTACTTCGCTCTGACATCTTCTCTACAGCAGAACGAATGGCTTTGATGTTCTCATCAATTCTAGCCATAGATACAGCTTGGTTTTGAACAGAGGTCTCAAGACGACCAACTCTCATTTGAGTTTCTGTGATGGCTTTACGGTTACTCTCAATGTCAGACATCATCATAGATACAGTCCACACTATCGCTGCACCCTGAGTAATTAAGCCTACAATAAGTCCAAATGGAACACTCTTGGACAAATGCCAGTTATCACTTTTGTCCATCAGTATTACTCCACTATTTCAAAATGAGGGCCATCAATGAATGGTCGTCTACCTTGGCTACGGCGAAGGTCTATGTATTCGTTCATAAGGTCTTCGGCAGTACCATCCCATTCGTTAAGGGTCTTGTGCCAAGCAGCCCCCCAGCGAACATTAACCTCAAGTTCGATAGCAGCCTTACGGATAGCATCAGCAATCTCATCGTAAAGGTTTAGTTCCCAACGACCACCATCTATGTATGCCATAAGGTCTACAGCTAAACCCTCAAGGTGCTTAGATTTCATCGTCTGTGATGCACCCTTGGCTACTAGGGCTTCTTGTTCTTTGACCGTGCGGAGACCACAGATCACGCTAAAGTCCTGTTCAGAGATAGTGATGGCTTTCTCTACTACAGCAACCATACGGGGGTCTACCCCAAGTAGTCTGTCTTTACTACGTTTGCCTAATTGATAAGTCATTCGGTGGTCTCCCCTTAAGGTGCTACAGGCCAGTCATCATCAGCCAAGTTAGGCCATGCGTCCAAATCACTAATACCCCTTAGCTCCTGACGATAGGTAGCCCAAGCTGTCTTAACTTCATTGCTCAAGGGACTGTCGTTCATCTGCGTCCAGTCACTGTCATCCAGTAGCTTGTTACGAGTTGTACGATGGGTCTCAGCAGCTTTAGCATCAAGGGTAGCCTGATATGCAGCCTCATGTTCAGCCTTAGTGGTAACTACATCATCTTCGTCAGTTGTATCAGCAAACATGTCTACTGCTGTGTACTCAATCATCCAGTAGCTAGCGATGATGTCTTCACCAACCATGTCAGGCATAGGTGCATCATCTTCTGTGTACTGACCAATGACAGGACGTGTGGGTAGAGCATTGCGCTGTACTGTCTGGTAAGCTGTAGGTGTAGGTTTTGGCCCTTCTAGGACACCTACCATGCCAAACTTCTGCATGACACCTGCTGTGATGTTCTTGGGGAACGACACGTTAGGGTTATCCTTGCGTAGTTGACCGAATGTGTACGGGAAGTGTGTTACTGTCCCACCGTTAATTTTAGCATACATGTTGTGTTCTCCTTTATGTACTGCCGTGTGTTATGCGATTGCGTAGAAGATGAAGTCACCCGACCCGAAAAAGTCGGTAGTGACCGTAAAACCAGAAGCCAGAGGGTCTATATAGCTTGCAACACTCTCGGAAGAGGTGCTGTTTAGATATATGTACGGGGAAGTAGAATCTGTAATTCCACGAGCTGAGTCAAAAACAAACCAGTCGCCTGTGGAATTCGTTCTTTTAATCAGTACAAATCTAGCACCTGACGTAAACCCGCAGTCAATATCAAGAGCGCTTCCTGTCGCAGTAAACGAACCCAACTTAGATATGCCGGGGAGGCTTGCGAATAGATAGGCTATGTAGTTAGAGCCAGAAGCATTAACTGCTGAGTTTGTACCAACAGTAAATTCTGTACTGGTAGGAGCAGTATCTTGCCAAAAGGAGCGACCATCTAGTGTTGCAATATTTTGATTGAGTTTTAAATATTTATCTTCTGGCGCAGTTGCATCAAGGTCTTTGTGATAAACAAGCCAATCCTTTGAAATTGCATTTCTAACTTTCACCCACATCATTTCTGGTGGGACTGTTAGATTATGGTCTACAGTACGTCCTGCTGTTCCGTTGCCCGTGTATGCAACTGTATCGAAATAGCCGGGCGCTCTCTTCCACATCCATGATGTCCAATTATCACCACCTTGGTCAGACCAACCATTGTTGTAGTCAAAGATAAAGTTAGCGCTAGTAGCTTCGGCATCGGTGGCTTGTGGCACTAAATACTTTCCTTGAGTCAATCTACTAGCATTATACCAAGACTCTCCTCTATCTACTTCCTTTTGAAGGGCCATATCAACTGCAAAAGATGCTGTAAATTTAGGGGTAGTGGTAGTTGGGAGGTGATCAATAGCAAACACCTCAGTCCCAGCCGTAGGTGCAGCAAGAGGGCCACGGCGGATTGCCATGTAGATGTAGGTTCCGCCACTTGTATTTGCATCACTACCTGTTGCTGTAAGTTTGAAACCCGTAGCAGTGGGGCGGAAATTATTTGCGGTATCTTCTGCATCACTTGTATGCGGCCTAAGTCTTGCAAACTGACCACTAGCTCTCCATTCACGCATTACATCAGCGAGCTGCCAATCCTTGTTAGCTTGATCGGCTGATTTGACCAAAAGCCACTGAGGCTCAAACCCTAAGTCAATCTCAGGGCCATCGTCTGAACCATTACCAGTATAACTCCCACATTTGATAATGTCTTGGTCACCACTGGGACCGAACCCACCGTCACCATCGTTGTTAGCAAAAAGATATGCGACATATGTTGCTCCGGAGGTATTTAGTATACCACCAACACTAAAAACACTATCTGTAGCGACATTGTTCCCAGAGTTACCAAAGGCGGCAGTTTGATTTAAGTATCCGTAGTCATTACTGCCGTCAATTACATCAGTAAATACCCACCAATCTCCTGTAGCATCAGTCCTCTTGATGATAACTATGCCCGGTTTTGCTCCAAGATCATGGGACACCTGTTGTTCGTTTGCTGCACTGCCCGGCCCCGTGCCTGTATAGGTTAAACATGTGAAGAACTTAGGGGCTTTGCGGAATGTCCAAGAGGCGAAGTCATCTGTGTTTTGATTCACATCTGCATAGTTTCCAATAGAAAACCCATTCGAATTAAATGCCGTTAAAGCCTGAACATTTGTTTGCTCATCTCCCGTACTATTGCTCTTTATAAACTTAGTTGCACCACGTTCAGTGTCCGTCAAAACGTGTTGCTCTGTGGTTGACCTGTCTTTAATCCAAACCAAACCACCTTCGCCATCAAGGTCAATGCCGTTGGTGATCGTTTGTGCAGAACCAGTCCCCGTGTACAAGTAAGTGCTGAACACATCTGTAATATCAAGGGGTGCAACATACTGGTTAGACGCTTGGCCCATTACTGTTTTAGTATTGCTCATTACGCTAACCCCTCTGCGGCTTTCTTGCCATAGTATGTTGTGCCACCATCTGTTGTTAGGAAGGTAAACAAGTCTTTTGTACCCGCTGCGGGTGTTGTTGGTGCTACACCAGAGGGCCACTTCACTGAACTAGGCCAAGTGATTGCACTATCTGTTGCTGCGGATGCACGGATAGCCATGTATATGTAGGGTGAAGAGGCAGTTAGATTGAGAACATCAAAGCCCGTAGCAGTAGGATTCCAGAAATCAAAGTTAGTTACCTCTGCGTCTGACGTATTAGGGCGCAAAACACCTATATCACGTTGAGAGTCAACCATGTACCAGTTTTGCGAAGCATCCGTCCTCTTCCAGATAACAAACTGCGCCTCCCAACCCAGATCAATAGAGGCCTCGCCTGATCCGTTAGGTGTAAATGTACCACACTTAATAAGGCTGTCAGATGCTGTGTCATGTGCGAATAGGTAGGCAACGTATGATACGCCGCTACCATTTACCATACCGTCTGTTTTAAGAGTAAACTCAGTGGATGTCGGTGCAGTGTCATTCCAGAATCCAGCAGTATCTACTCTAGCACCCGTGCTGTTTAAATAAATGCCATAATCTTGAGGGGCTGTACTGTCGATACCTCTGTGGTAGACTACCCAGTTTTGTGCAAGCCCCGACCCTGCGTACTTTTTAACAATAATCATACCGGGGGTAGCGCCAAGGTTATGACTGACAGTACGACCAGCAACACCATCACCAGTATATGTAACAATATCAAAAAACTTAGCTTGCTTTTTAAAGGCCCACGAAACGAAGTTATAATTGCCTTCATTTATTGGCCCCCAAGATGTTGCAGATGTGCTGCCAAATGAGTAACCATTAGAGTTAAACGACATGTTTGATCTTGCGTCTTGGTTCTCTTGCGCATCAGTAGTATTAGTGTATAAAAAGGTTTGTAGGCCACGTTCACTATCAAAGATAATGTTATTATACCCAATATTACGTCCTTTAGTCCAAACCATGCCGCCATCACCTGCAAGGTCTAAACCATTTGTCACAGTGTTAGTTTGATTATCTCCTGTACCTGTATAAAGAGTAGTAGCAAAAGAGTCGTTAACAAAGTTAGTAGTACCACCAGTAACCTCCACAGAGAAGGCTTGGGCATTGCCACTAGCGGGTGGGTTCGTAAACGTATACGCAGGGTCACTGCTCAACGTAGTGCTGAACATGCTACCTAACGACAAGTCTATAGTAGACCCTGATAGTGTGGTAGTGCTACCTAAATACCGTTTGGCACTAAGGCCGTTCTTGATCTTAAACGCTTCCATAGATTCACTCTCCTCTATTAGCTTGCGTTATCTATTGACTGAATACCAGTGTATGTCGTGCCACCATCGTCAGTCGTGAATGTATATACATCTGTCTCACCCTCTGCTGGTGTGCTTGGGGTTGAACCACCTGTCCACTCTATGTTGGTAGGCCATGTGATAGCTGGGGCTGAGGCACTACGGATAGCCATGTAGATGTAGGTTTCACCACCGCCATTATTCAACGTACCTGTGTTTGTAAGCTGGAAACCGTCTGCTAAAAAGTCAACTATATCTGCGTTATTAGCCTCAGCCTCACTGCTTTGAGGATGTAGTCTAGCGTCATTACCCCCTGTAATAACACCACGCTTGCTGTCAACAATAGTCCAGTCACTCGTTCTGGTTGATGCTTTTGTAAGCAACCACTGAGGTTGCCACCCTAAGTTAATAACAGGGCCAGTAGTGCTACCATTACCTGTATAGCTACCACACTGGATCAAGCCATCTGAGGCAGTATCGTGGGCGAATAGGTAGGCAACGTAGGAGTAACCTGAGTTGTTAACGGATGAGTCATTTCCTACAGTAAACTGCGTTGATGTTGGTTCTGTATCATACCAGAATGTAGAGTTTGTTACAGCAGCAGCAGTATCTTCAAGTTCAAGGTACTTAGTTGCACCTGTTGACCTGTGGTATACTGCCCAATTACCAACGCCATCTGTTCTTTTTACAATTATTGTTCCCGGTGTTGAGCCTAAGCTATGGCTTACTGTTTGAGTCAAGCCTCCAGCGCCAGTATATGTAACCACATCAAAGAACTTGGTTTGCTTCTTGAATGTCCACGATACATATGTCTCAGGAGACAGGTTAAATTGGTCATTTGTGCTATTTGCTAGAGTAAATCCATCACTGTTAAAAGTTTTAACGCTTCTATCACCAAAGTTAGATAGACCATTAGTTAGGTTTGTTTGCAGATAATTATATGTACCGTTTGACCCAATGCCGTTTTCGCTGTCAACTATCCAATGGTTATCTGCCGAACTTCGTATTTTGCCCCAAACCATACCGCCATCAGCAGCTAAGTCAATACCATTAGTAATAGTCTGTTCCGCGCTGTTACCTTCATAAAGAGTTGTACTAAAGGTCTCAGCTACAGCCTCACTACCACCAGTAGCTTCTATCTGGAACGATTGTACGTCACCGGGATTAGCAAAGGTATAGGTGTAGTCACCAGTAGGTGTATCAGTAAAGTAGTTACCTGTGGAGAGGTCTACAGTACCAGCAGCAATACTACCGACTGTAACCTTGGTATCCTTGCCTACAGCAACAGGGCCATTCACTACGAAGTCTTTATCATTAGCCATTACTTAGCTCCATCTATAGCAAGGGCAGACTTGTATGTAGTACCACCGTCTGTCGTGTTGAATGTTATTACGTCTGTCTCACCGATAGCGGGTGACGTAGGTGCTGTACCACCAGACCACTGTAGGGCGGAGTCGTATGTTATTGTTGCTGGTGTGGCTGTGGAGTATTGGTAGAAACGATCTTCAACGTCCCCAGTAAGATACATACTCTTTCCATCTGAGCTAAAACGTATACCTCTTATTGCCCCTTCTTGTGCCGTTGCATCAAAGGAAATACTTGCGTAAGAACCTGTACTAATGTCGTAAGCTGTAGAGAGAGTATACTCATAAACAACACTGTCTCCAACTATGAAGAACTTACTTCCATTTGCGCTAATAGTTCCCCCACTTGGGCTTACCTGAGAACTATGGGATAGTGACTTAGAGGAATAACTTGCGGTTGAAATGTTCCAAGCGGTACTTAATGTATATTGGAAGGTACTGGAACTCGTAATATACATAGTACTTCCATCAGAACTAAAGGTAATGTCCTGTGGGTTGGTTGTTTGAGAGGAAGTACTAAGGCTCACACTATCATAGGAAGCCGTTGATATGTCCCAAGCTGTGCTGAGGCTATACTGGTAAACGCTTTGATTGGTATAACTTGTCAGATACAGCTTTGTACCGTCATCCTTAAATCTAAAACCATTATTGCTGGCGCTTTGGCTTGTGAAGCTAAAAGTAACACTGTCGTAAGAACTTGAAGTTAAATCAAAAGCTGTGCTTAACGTATACTGATATAAGTTTTGACCGTTAAACAAGTAGAGTTTTGTTCCGTCAAGAGATAGTTCCCCTTTAGTAATGCTAGTCGATTGCCCACTACCGTCAAAGAATACATTGCTATAAGCACCATTACCTAAGTCATACCCTGTAGTACCACCCCCATCCAACAACAACGTAGCACCACTAGATGTCCCACTAGCAGCAGGGTTGGTTAGTGTTACCTGTACGTCAGACGTTGGGGTATAATCAAAGACTGAACCTGTGGATAGGTCTAGCTGTGCTGAGGTCAGGACTGTAGAGTATTGGACGATTGTGTCGTCGGAGGAATTTATTTGATAAATCTTTGCGCCATCAGCTTTTACTCTCAATCTACCCGTCGATAAGGTACTGGAAGCTGTGGCAATTGGAGATGAACTTATTGTTGTTATATCATAAGCTGTTGATAAGCTGTACTCTTCAAACACACCAGAAGTCTCATTCCAAACAATAGCTTTAGTACCATCGGAACTAAGCTCAACACTCCTTCGCGTATTGTTATTACCAAACGAGTGACTTATACTATCATAGCTAATAGTAGATAAATCCCATGCTGTGCTTAGTGAGTACTGATAAAGAACAGCGGGACTTGACGCAGATAAATAATATAACTTTGTCCCGTCTGTCTTAAACGTTATACCCGCAGGGTCGTTGGATTGGCTAGAAAGACTAAAGCCTGTACCGCTGTAAGACCCTGTGGAAGCATCAAAAGGAGTGCTTAGATTGTATTGGTAAATAGTGTCACTTGCAGCGCCAACAACATAAACTTTAGTTCCATCAGAACTAATCTGGATACCTATAGGTACGGCATCCTGAGAGGAAACAGAAAAAGACTTACTGTCATAAGATGCAGTAGAAATGTCCCACGCTGTCGACATACTATACTGATGCACAGCATCTGTGCTGTGGCCTATCACATAGAATTTTGTCCCTGAGGTATTAAATGCAAAGTCTTGAAAATTACTCTCTTGAGTTTGAACAGAAAAACTCTTGTTATCAGAGGTAAGACTAGAAATAGAGTATGGTTGTAAATCAGACACAACTGTACCCACAGCCTCGTGATAGACCGTGGGTTGAATACCGTTCTTTACTTTGAAGTCTTTATTGTTTGACATGGTTCACTCTCCCCTTGTCGTTATCATCAAGTCAATGGCTCAAATAAGTTCTCTTTAGTTGTAAACTCTGTGCTTGTGGCAGAAGCTGGAGTAGCCAGAAGACGAACATTAGAACCTGACACATCTACATCGTAAGTGGAGAGAACAGTAGCAGTGCTTACTTCACCATACTGTGTAGCAGAAGCTGTTGTACCATTGTGGACGACAAGTAACTTAGTGATAGTACGTTCACCTCCACTGTCAGCAACTACCGTGAGTTCCATAGCTGTATACTCAGCAGCGACATAAGTAGCAATGGCAGTCTCTGTAGTAGCTGTCGTAGTAGCTGTCTGTTCAGTAAGACCACCGCCACCACCACCACCTGTAGATACCCAGTTAGTTTCATCAAGAGAAGGATCAGTAGTACCTGATGTAGCTTGGATACAACGATAGTTGGTAAAGGTGATCGGAGAGTAAACAACGTAACCTACAGCGTAGGATGTACCTGAGACCCACAGAACGCCACCAGCAGAGGCAGCAGAGTTAGCAGCGGCTGTAGCTGAGTTAGCAGCGTTAGTTGCGCTTGTAGCAGCCCCTGTGGCGCTAGTGGCAGCATTAGTAGCAGAGGTTTCTGCCTCAGCAGCCTTGCCTTCAATGTATGTTCCAGCGGTATTAGTTTCACTTTGGAATGTAGGCAAAGCCCCCAGAAAAGCATCAGCCTCATCAGCGAAGTTAGCGGGGTCTTGTCTACTGGGTGGTGATGGTAGTGCCGATATTGGTGGGTATGCCATATTAAGTTAATCCTTCTACTTCAATAGCGCCGAATGACAGAGATGGGCCTTCAAGTGTTAAATCAAATCTACGGTAGAACCCATAGATAGTAGTACCGTAGGAAGTATCTTCTGAACCTACATAAACGATTGGTGTTGCCCTAAAGTCAGCCAATGTTCTTTGTATCTTACGAGCGTTCTGTGTCTCAAACTGTACATCAAAGTCAGCTAACTGAGCAAAGTCCCTCTGAACAATGATAAAGTTACCAAAGGCATCTACTTCCTTGCGTGAGTAGTCTTCAATGCTAATGGCTGTACCGTAAGTTGTCAGACCGATACCACTCAGGAACCCTAACACAAGCTGTCCTAGTTCTGTAGTATCACCAGTTGCTGAGGTAACTGTAACCTCTACGTTAGAGCCAAGGTAGGGCGGTAGGTCTAAGAACTGTGCTTGTTCTTTTTGTACCTGCTCCTCGAAGAAATATGTGTACCAATCAACAATGTTTCTGTTGTCTAGCAGAGATACAGTTTGATTGTAGACCTCACCATCTCCACCTACAGTAGTGTCAGTTACAGTCACGTTAGCTGAAATACCCTTAAGACCAAATAGGGCAACAGAGGTAACATTAGAGTTAGGGTCGTTGAGGGTGTATTCGATAAGGTTAAGGTTAGTTACAGGATCACTGATCTTCTGATCGAAAGCCTTCCAACGGTTAGTAGCACCAATGTCAAGCCATGTGGCAGGGTCGGTAGCTGTACCTGTGGGATCGACATTAGTGTTGTTGATTAGAGCTTCGTATATACGGTGGGTAACAGTGGAAATAGCCTTGTCACCAACGACATAAGCAGTCCCACTGTTCCACACAGCATAATCATCTTCGGTGATATTAGTAGCAGTTAGAATACTATCCGTAACTGTCACAGGTTTGATTAGCTGCATCTATTATGTCCTTGTAGCTGGTAGACCATCAACGTCCCACTTACGGTTAATATCGTAGTTACGCTTCACATACTTAGCATTACTTGCTTGCATCTGACGTTGCTCACTCCGTAGACCTGAGACCTCCCTACGAAGCTCATTGACAGCTTCCTTGAGGTCAGGGTCTTTGAACATACCAGAGGTTTGGTTATGTGAGAAGATACGAGATGGGCCAGTAGCTTCAAGCTCAGGGCCACGCTCACCAACCATACGGAGACCACCAGTGTGATAACCCCCCATAGCAAACTGTTTGCCCCTTGTAGCATTATCCATGTTAATAGCAAGGCCAGTAGCATTGGAAAGGGCTTGTTGGATTTGAGCGCCAGTTTGACCAGAGGTTTGAATATTGTTTTGTGCAGCAGCAGCCATCAGGTCAGCAGCACCTCTGATATTACCTAAATCGTAACCTTGGTATTTTTCACCAGTCAACTTTATTCCAGCGGCGGCAGCACCTGTACCAGCACCAGCAGTACCAACAGCAGCAGCAGCTTTAGCAGCAGCTTGAGCAGAGGCTAGGGCTTCAATGGCACTACGAAGTGTACCAATAGCTTCCTCAACAGACTTAACATTTGTATCAATACCAAGTAAGGCATTGTACTGGTCAACTTGCATTTGGTACTGTTTGTCGAGAGCCTCAAGCTGTGCATCAAGGTCAACCTGAGCCTGAGCAATCTGTTCCTCTAAAAGAAGAACCGACTTCTCATCAGCAGTTAACTGTACTTGTGCTACCTTCTTAGCTTCTTCAAGGGTAATGCTAGTACGAGAGAAGTCTCTTGCGTAGTCCACGAAGGAGCTAAACAAGCCCTCTGAGGGTTCAGCTACAACGTCAAGTGCTTCCTCTAGCTTTCTTTCGTCGGAGAAGTCACCCCCACGAATAAACCCTAGAGCGCCTTCCCTACGAGAAAGTGATTGACCAATACCAGAAGTTATTGAACGACCAGATACTGCACTCTCAAGCATACTGTATATACTGTTGCTACGGGCCATAGTTTCGTTAGCAACATCAAGGCGTTTATTGAGACCATCTACGATAGATGTAAAGGCATCACGCAAGCGGTTCTTTTCGGCCTCTATAGAAGCGCCAAGGGAAGCAAATGCACTCTGTACAGAAGCCTGAGCATCCTCAAGGTTGTAGACCATCTGTGCTAGCGGTCGGTTCAACTCGTGCATAGCCGACAGTTCAGCTTCACGCTGTCGTGTCAAGATAGCTTGGTTGTTACCTAAGAGTTGATCCAGACGGTTCTGTAGTTGCATACGCTGGTTAGCAGCCTCAAGCAACTCGTTCATTGTCTCAAAGTGACCAGTCAGAGAGGCAAAGCTATCGCCCATCTTATTGATCTCTTCGTTGATCTTCTCTAGTTGTTGCTCTTCGGTTAGACCTTTTAGCGACAGTTTGAACTGGTAGCTAAAGTCATCAAAAGCACTTGCACCGATACCTAGAGTACCAGCAGCATCAATTATGCTTTGTTGCATGTTACCGATAGCTTCAATCAGTGGGTCAGCAACTTCTGCACTTGCAGCTTCGTAACCTGTTTTAGCTCTGGACTTTAGTAACCCAAACAAACGACTACTCTGTGTCGTCTTGAATGTTTCGATTGCTACGTCAAAACCTTCGATGGTGGTTCTTAGGCCACTGTCGAGGAGCTTAGTCTTCTTGCTCAAGAGACCTACGACTACAGCTACAGCAGCAATAGCTGGGATTGCAGCACCTAGAGTAGCAGCGAAACCTGCACCACCGGCAGCTACGGTTGAACCTCCACTTAGTAGTGTACCAAGGGAACCAAATGACCCACCAAGACCTATACCATTTGCCCCAAAGACTGACCCAATGCCACCTAAAACACCTGAACCAGCAGCACCACCACCAGCGAAAGAACCTATGAAAGAACCTATGGGGCCAAAAGCAGCATTACCGCCAACACCAGCCACATTGCCAGCAGCAGCAGAAGCTGCAAACCCAGAGCCACCCATGCCCAACGACAGCATGATCTTGTTACGAGCGGCAGTGGCAATCATCTGTGAGATCATCGACTTGAAGGAACCGACGATAGATTTTGCGAAGCTCTTGAAGTCTTTTAGGCCATCAGCTATGAAGTCACCGAAGGCATTAGATACACTATCTATAGCCTTAACCATTGGTGCCTCTAGTTCCTTACGGAGTGCCTCAGCAGCCTTCTCAGCATCTTTCGTAGCCTTAGTGGCTTTTTTGAGGCTCTTTTCGTATTCCGCTAGACCATTGAACTTCTGTGAGCCACCGTACTTAAATGAACCAGCGCCACCGAAAGCATCAAGTCCAACCTCAGCCTCTTTCTTAGCTTGTCGTATTAAGTCTAAAGCTGCCGCAAATGGGATTGCCAGCCTTTCAGCCATCTCCGTTATCTTATTATTTAACTCTTCAAGCTCTTTTATGCGGATGGCAGCTTGTTCCCTCTCATACTTAGAGTTAGCTGCCGTTAATTCTCTTTCTTTGTCAGCTTGATTAGTTAAGATTGCTAGATCGCCAGCAGCATCAAGTTCCTTCTCTCTTTTTACATAAGCAGCATTTGCTTTAAATAGGGCAATCTCAAGTTCAGCTAGGGTATTTATATTCTCTACTCTGTCCTCTTCCGCTATTGCTTCTGCTCTCTTCCTGTCATCAGCTAATAGCTTTGCGTCCAAAGCCCTAGCCTTGGCAAGCATCTTAAGGCCAGCTTCTTGATTCTTTACAGCCCGCTCTTGTTTCTTTGCCGCATCCTCCTGTAGTTGTGCAAGTATACCAGACTCAGCTAGAATTTTGTGTAACTGATCCTTCATGCTCTGTGTAGCAGTGTCACTATTGGTGATAGATTTAGAGACCTTTAACATATTCTCAGCGAATTTTTCGGATGGGCCTTGGAGGGCTGTCTGTATCCCCGTAAGGAATTTACCAGCCTCAACTTGCATCTCTGCAATAGCTATCATCTCTTGTACTATCTTGTTTTTTGTAGCCTTGGGGAGATTATCGTCAGAAACATCTATTAAGGCTTGTCGAGAGGATTTCTTTTCAGTTAACTCATCCATCATGTCAGAGATATTGTTAACTAGAGGCATAAGGCTTTTAGCAAGAGCCTCTTTGGCAATTTCAGCCTTCATCTCTTTATAGGTGCGTAGTAAATTCTGTAGCTCTTCTGTAGCTCCGTCAAATACTCCCTCAAGCGAGAAAGTCATAGCCTCAGCTACATCATCTGTAACCGACTCTAAATCTTCGATGGCTTTTTTCAGAGCGTCTAAGTCTTTTGAAGCACTTTCAGCACTGCCGCCCATTTCCACGAACATACGACCAACGGCACTACCGATAGGGATAAGGATACCAAGGGCGGCAGATAAACCAACGGCAGCGCCCACGCTCAACCCAAGTGGGCCAGCAACCATAGGTAGGATACCGACTAGCTGAGAAGCCTGTTGGCTAAATGCGACAAATGCACTTGTTCCACCTTGAACCTGTACAGCAAAGTCACCGAACTGATAACCAAGCTGTTGAACAGCCATGTTTGAGCCGTTCATTTTATTCTTGGTTTGATGCAACGCAGCATTTTGCTTTTGTGTAGCAAGAGTAACCCTCTCTTGCCTCGTAGCTAAGTAGTCTTGAACTTTAGCTAGTCTTTGAGACGCTATAGCAGCTTTGTTTTGAGCTACAGTCTGATTAACCAGAGCGTTCTTATACTTTACTACAGCACCATAAGCCTGAGTGCCTGTCATACCAGTTAATCTCTTTAGCTCTCTTCCGTAAGCTATGAGTGCCTTTCTCTGGCGGTCTTGGGTCACAGTTCCAGAAGTTATCTCTTTAGATAGTTTAGCTAGAGACTTCTCCATTCTCTCAACACCAGTGAGAGCCGTTTTAAGAGACTTACCCTTGTCAACGACTTCATATTGGATTTGAATCAGGTCAGCCATTATCTTCCTCGCCAGTAGTTTTAATCCAGAGGTTATCCAGAGACTTTATAATGCTTACCTCCCAAGGCGAAAGGTCTACACTTGTAATATCACACCATGCTTTAATGATGTCATAAGATATTGGGTTAGGGCCACTCATACCGTAAGTTCTACCATCGTGTAGCTCTATGAAGGTTGCCCATAAGTGAGAGGCTGCATCAGGGAAGATTGCGTCAGCATTAGCCTGTTCAACTTCCGCTAGTTCTTTGCCTAGCTGTTTGGCGACTTGGGCTAGGTGGTCGGCCTCTGTAGCCTTACCTTTGCTACCAGAGACCTTCCTACCCATCCTAAAGGAATACTCAGCGTACTCCTCTAGTTCAGCCTTTACTTGTCCAAAAAAGCCTGTGCATCACCCAAGGCAGCATCAACCTGTTCACGAACCCAAGGGAGTGCTTCAAACACTTCTCGTACCTTAGCTTCTGTACAGTCTGGTTGTTCACCACTAAGGGTAATGTTCCATCCACTCACGCACTTTACCAGAAGGTCTAATGCGGATGCTTCAATTTCCTCAGCAGTGAGGTTGAGCTTACCACCAGTCCGTTGCGCTTTCATCAAGCGGCGGTTCTGTTGAGCGTGAGAGATAGTTTTGTATTTCTTTGAGTATGGCCCATGTACTGTAATGGTCATCTCTGAACGATCCTCATTAGTCAGGATTTCAGAGTTAACGGGATTGTACAGGGTTACATCTGTAGTTTCTTTAGTAGTACCAATGTTCATCAAGTCCATGTCGGGATTCCTTTTGATGTGTTGTCGAGGTTATGTCGGGTGATTTATAGTGGGGAGGCATCAGACCCGACACCAACGCCTCCCCGCCCTAGCTAGGGATTACGCTGTGCGTGTCATCTTCAAGTTTGTATTCTCAGTTGTGTCGTACAGAGCCACGAATGGCAGTGTAATCAAACGAGACTGGGGGTTTTGAAGTGGTACAGACGCACCATTATATTTTACACGAGGGAACTCAAATGTATATGCGTTGGAGCCTGTAGGATCGTCAACAGATACGGTGATTGAGCTTTCAGTTTCGTTCAAGAACTTGTTGATGAGTGTTTCATCTTCGTAGTAAACTGTCATTGTACCTTCAACAACAGCACTACCAAACTCAAGAGACTGTGCATTGTCAGCGCCAACTACGAAAGTAGGAGCCAAAGAGTTAGAGAGGCTAAAGTCAATCGAAGTCACGATGGAAATACCTGAGCCACCATCTGTGATAGTACCTGAGTAGCTATCGAAAGGTGAGTTAGTTGTTGAAGCTGTTGGTGTACCACCAGTGGAACCTGTTGTACCAGCCTGTGTCATACCTTTGCCAACCATGTCGAAAGTCGCTGTGACCATTTGGTTAGGGGCGATGGAAAAGCTGGCGGTAGAAACTGCCATACCTGTGAACAGACGGAACTGAGCAATGTCGTTAGCTGCATCTTCGATTGTA